CACACCAAAATGTGTACCTGTACCTACAGCAGTCTCAGCATTGAAATAATAACTTATATCCTCTGGTGTGTTTAAATTGACAGGTTTATCAAGTTCATACTTAAATTCGTTTTCTAACCTTGTAATTATTGAACCACTTGTGTGAGCAGCACCTGTTGTTCCATTCTGTGCTCTCAACATTTCAATTCTATTATTTTTTATATCAAAATTATAAATTTTAAGTTGTTCACTATCAATTTGTACAAAATCATTTACCTTGAACTTATATTCACCTAATACATCAGGTAACCACTCAGTTATCAACACACTTGTAGTAAGACCAAGTGTTGATGCTGCCATTGATATACCAAGACCCGTAGATGCTGATTTTATTGTAATTCTTTTATTAGCAGATAGATTTGAGTGAGTGGTTGTAGATATACCCAATACCTCTATGGCGGTATTGTCTGATAAACCATGAGGACCTGTGTGTATACCAGTCACCGTTGTTCCATTTGATATCAATACAACATCCTCTAACGTTGTTATGGTAGATGTAATATTGGTTATGTCAGGTCCTTCAACATGACTTACTTTACCTACAGCACCAAAACCCTCAGTATTTTTATTATCAAATACAAGTGAGTCACCGACATTATAATTTTTACCAGACGTAACTATATCAATTCTTTCAATACCACCATTTTTTGTTTTGATGATTTTTGAATTTATATTTGTATTTTTATTAGCATTTGGTACAAATTCATACTCACCAATATTATAAGGTTTGGTATTTCGTACAAGATTCAATGATATTGGATCTAAATCTTGAATTGAATCAAACGCAATATTGAAAGTTTGTAATTTTGAATAATAAGTATCACCTATAATGTATGGGAATGTAGGAGTTCTTACACCATTGAAAGGACTATTAGCGTTTTGTACTTGAATAGGATTGACCGTAGTGTAGTATGCGTATACTCCATTAGGGAATTCTGGTGTAGCAGCAAACCTACCATTATGCTCATCAAGATCACCAGTGCCCTCAACGTATGTGAAATCCTCTACAAAGAAACCAGCTGGATATATGCTTATGTTAGGTCCATCAACCCTTTGACTCGCTAACTTACGATAACTGGATTCAATATACTTCTTACTACCATCGACTATAGCGTAAGGTCCGTAGATTGGATTACCGTCATAAGCCCAACCTATGATTGGTGAATGATCCTGTCCCAAATCACCTAAGAAGTCTCTGAGATTTCTAGGAACATAGTAATTTACATAAGGATTTCCTAATTCTGCAACTCTTGGTGTCTCTAAAAATCCATCATCATCTTTGACATCACCAAACTTAGCATATCTCTCTACCTGATTGATTCTCCACTCTTTTATAGATCCAGAGAATATAGCACCCTCACCAGGTGTCTTAGCTGACGCTGTTGTGGCTGCTTGAGAATATCCAGCACCTTTTTCTATGATATCAATACTGGTTATAGTACCATTAGATACGTTTGCTTTTGCCTTACATCCTACACCATCACCAGAAATAATAATATCAGGTGTGCTAAAGAAATTTTCTCCACCATGTTTAATAATAATTTGATCAACTCTACCATTCACAATAAATGGTTGTAAGAACGCATTCTTACCAACTGTCGCCTCTATAGTGGGTTTGTAGTTGTCATTTATAACAGTAGATCCATATTCACTTCCTTTCTCATTTACATGAACAGAGATAATATTACCACGTATAATAGGTGTAGCAGTAGCGTTTGCTGTGGAAATACCTTGTCTACCACTGATGTCCACTGATATAGGTGGATCTTGAAATACATGTGTTCCTAGTCCATTGTCCCTGAGTTCTACATGAGTAGCGAGACCGACTACCTCACATAATCTAAAGTTATTATCATCGATCTTATCAACAAAATATTCAGCATTATTTGTAAGACCGCCAACAGCACTAGCGTTAGATGAGTATTTGATTTTTTCAGTATCTTCAAAACCATGATTAGATATATTCACAGTGTTTGTGAATGTATTGATACCTGTGACAGTTCGTATATCTCTATTCTTGAAGAGACCAGTATTTTCTACGAGAACTTTATCTACCTTCTGTCTTCTTACTGTTGTCTTAAGTTTTTGTAATCCACCACCATTTGATGTAAAAGGTATTGTACCAATACCAGCAAGTGCCTTGGTTTTTGATTCTGATAAGTGAATTTGGAAATCATCTATCTTCACAACAAAATATGGGGCAGTATCTACAAGTGTGCCAGGTGTTACTCCTATACCTATAGTGCTACTTCCATTCGCATCATATATTACCTCTTCTGCATCCTTGAATCCATGAGGAGCAGGGAACACAAGTCTATCAGTTGCAGTGTTGACTACACCACCAGTTGAAGTAGCATCAAACTCTACTGTCTGATGAACAAACTTCATCTTTGCTTTTGCTATGGCTGTTGTATTATTACCTCCAAGAATTTTTACTGTAGGTATCTCTTCATAGTCAAATCCTTCTGTGTCAACAAGTATTTCTTCTAATATTCCCTCTACTTGTGCTATTACAGACGCACCAGCACCTGTGTGTCCGTCTTGTGTGATTGATAAACTTGGTGGATTTATGACATCATATCCAGATCCATTGTTGAGAACCTCCACATTTTGAAGAGGACCGAAGTAAACTATGTCAGATGATTTGTAAGAGTATGCTTCTACTCCATTCGCAAATAAACCAACACCACCCTGCACTGTTTTATCTTTAGTATCACCAAACTCAGGATCATCAAATTTTCTCAATATTTTTTGAGCACCTAACTCATATCCAAATATAGAGAAAGGGGTGAGCGAATGAGATTTATTACCTTGTATATCATCACCATAGAACGCTGTAAGGAACTGTCCTCTTCTAACGTTCTCACCAGTATATGCAAGTTTTACAGTATTATCATCTACCTTTTTGATATAGTATGCTTCACCCTCATTTAAATTAGTGAGTGTGCCTATGCCAGATGATGAGTATACAACAAGATCTCCATCATGGAGATTATGATCAGGCACACTTATCTCTACCTGTGTTGTGGATATGCCAGAATTAGTAAATGATCTAATTCTTTTCTGCGGATCAATAGTCCAATGAGGTAGACTGTTGGATGCAACATATGCAGAAGTGTCATCTGTATATGTGTTCTGCACATCAGCTGTATTATTGTCTTGTAATTTTAATTTTCTTCTAATCTTATATTTTTTATTGAAATCTAAAGTGGGAACGTTTACTGAGACTGATCCAGATGGGTTATTCTTATCAAAAACAAATGTTATGCTACCTGACAATACGCTATCAGGATCATTTTGATCTATAACATCTATCTGATCACCAACATACAAAGTATGTTCGGCTGCAAGTTTCAGGACGTAATTATTTGTGCTTTGTAAGAAGAATGTCTCTACAGTGTAACATGATGCGGTATTGTATATCCATGTCTCATACAATAGATCCGATTTTAATTTTCCTAGTTGTGATATATTGATTTCAGCGTCTTCTTGTTGATTTATTGCTGATCCTACAAATTTATTAAGAACTCCTAGTACATTGAATCTTACAGGAGCATTCAAATTACCATTCTCATAAGAAGTAGCAATAATGCCTGATCTTACAGTTGATCCTATACCACATGGTGATGTAAGTGCATCAATACCTGTAAATTGAGTATAGTTCTTACCTGTGTATTCTAAAGTTCTGTCCTCAAATGATACAGTTCCTGTTGCACCAAATCCAATAGTAGAATCAACATTCAAAACACTTGCACCAATACCTGCACTCTCTGTGATAAATGTTTTACCTACTTGCTTGAATTTACCTATAGTGGTGCCTTTAGATATAGCAATTTTGAAATATGATTTACCGCCTATTACTGCTCTCTCTACATTATTGATAGATCCACTTGTCTGTAATGGTGTTGTTTCTTGCACTAAACTTTGACCTGATATCTTGAGTGGATCTCCAGATACTAATTCACATAACAATACGTCATTTACAACATAGTCTGCATCAGATGGTTTGATGACAAATTTTGATGGTTGAATCATTTCAACCTTTTCACCATACAAAGCACCAAACAATATCTTGAAAGATTCTTCAGTTCCTTTAGATTTGTAAAAATCTTTTGATTGTCTTAGAAAATTTCTTTGATCTAATTTTTCAGATAACCCTCTTTGAGAGAAACCAGGTAAAATTTGTTTCTTGAGTTTTTTCAAAAACTCATTTAGGAAAACATTACTTAGATTTGTTACTTTGTCATCTACAGCATGTGTGCCAATACCAGACTGAGTAAATGTAAGATACTCAGGATTATTTGTTTTTCTATTATTCTCTACACCACTAAATCCCCTCACACAACCAGTGAATGATGTGCTACCTATTCCTGTGTAGGTTATTATCTCATCATTGATTTTGAGAAGACCCCATTGATTCGGCCATCCCTTAGTAGAGTCAACAAATATTGTAGTATCTCTACCATTGGCATACTGTGCTACTGTCGTAAACCCAGTCAGAGTCTCGTTGTTTAGAAAATTGAGACTTTTATATTCAACAAGGTTATCAACTATATCTATTGCTCCACCCTGATATTCTTGAGAGATATAGTATTGTTTCATGAACTCGCCAAAGCGAGGATTCTCTAAGTCAATTACCTCTGGTATCTGACTCTGAATTATTTCATTTACTTTGACTTTTGTAATCGATGTCTGGATCATTAGTATCCACTACTACTGCTTGAGGATGATGATGATGTAGATGTTGTCGATGTCGATGAGACTGGAGTTGATGAAGTATCTATAGGACTTGTCGGAGTGCTTGTAATCGGAAGACTATCAGGTGAGTGAGATGCTCCTGTCATTTTATTACCATTTGGCATGGTGTGGAAAGCACCGTAATAAGGTTGTCCGTTCACATATCCAACGAGTGTGCTGGCAGTGGATGTGCTTGTTATTATTGCTCCTCTTACTTTAGCACCATTTGTGTAACTAGACTGTGGATCATACCTTGTACCAGAGGTATTCGCACCTGAAGATATAGGATCTTCTCTCATGTAAAAATTACTATTAGACACATCGAATTGTAAGTACAATTCTTTTCTTGCCAATACATCATTTGATTGTGGCACCGCCTGTATTTCTATAATATTGTCTGACAATACAGTGCTCGTAATATTTACAGTGTCAACAATGACTTCCCCTTTCTTATAATCTACAGTTCCAAAAGTAGTGGAAAGAATTTTGACATTAGTATCAGAATCAAGTTGAAATAAGAAAAGATTACCTGTATCACCAGACACATACTGATCAGAGAAGTAAACTGTGCCAGATACACCAGATACATTGAATCCAGTAGATTTTATGTTATAACTTGATTCATTTCTATGGAAGGTGTTATCAAAACATATTTCATATTGTGCAAACTGATTTATTTGAGCAACTAAGTTTCTTCTAATTCTAATAGTGGTAATATTTGACGTTATAGAATCATCCACCCTGTCAATAAGTGACAATACTTTACTATACTTAAATCTTCCACCAAACTTGTTCAATTCAGTGCCACTTGCAAAAGAGGTCAATGAAGAGATAACATCTGTTTTGAGATTATCAGGATCACCTATAAAGTTAGAATTGTAGTAAACGTAACTATCAATCTCAACATACAAAAATTTCAAATCAATCAACTCAGGCACAATACCTGCTACAGAATAACTTTTAAGAGAGGAGAGTATTTGTTTTTTTGTAAACTCAGATAAGAAAGAACCGTTTTTAGGTTTTGCTGCTATGTACACCCTACCATACTTGGGAGGTGTCAATTCTTCACCACCAAAAGCACTTACAGACTCAATGTTTGAATATACAGAGGGGACTATTGCTTCATAATCACTAGCAGTCACTGCTCTGTGTTGAGAAGAGTAAAGTCTAGGAGCATAGTATCTAACACTACGTAAATCTTCAATATCATCACCATTTTCTGAAGGGTACTGTGGTGTGAGAAAAGTTGTGGTACTTGTTTCTGTTGCACCGTCTTGATCTTCTACAATACCTGCAAATGACACTCTCGCAACACCATTACCATTCTTACCCTCAGTCTTAATATATGAAACATCAACCACATTACCATTATCTAATTTTGAACCAAATATACCATCTCCAAATAATATCTCATACTTCTCATCTGTTGTTTCTTGTATAAGATATATGTTTGATGTAGACGTGACACCTATAATATTATCAACGAGTTTGTAATTAGTAGCGGTAGTGCTTGCATTGTTTTCTTTTACACTTACTCTTATCGTAGATGTATCAACACCATTATTAGGTATGATGAATCTTTGATTAGGTTGAGAATCATTTATAACGAATGTTGACTCAAGATATTGACCTTGAAACATTTCAATAGTACCTGCTGCCTCTCCATCCAAAGCAGTTCCAGTAAGTTTTTCTGGTATTGAGAATAAGTAATTTACATTTGATACTGTGCCATTTGCAATTATACCTGGTTGAAATGTGATACTTGTAGTTGTTGTTGATATACCTGATATATTATAATCAACAAGCATTTTTGCTGCACTCCTAGATCTAGGAACATAACCTACATTTCTTGCTAGTGAGACAACATTTTCTCTTAGGGTTGCACTGTCAATGAATGTTTCATTGACAATCATATTAGTATTATACGCTGTTGTATATGAATTATATGCTAATAAATTTACTATGACTGATAAGTTAGATCCTTCAAAATCCATATCAGAGAAATTAGAATTCTCTCTGAGATAATCCTTTATAGAAGACTTAATATCTTCAAAGTTTAGGTTTGTAAATTGTTGCAGTGCCATTATAACCTAGTTGGTTCGAGAATAAAATTGACTGATTGGTTGGGTGAATTGAGTCCAACAATATCATAAAATATAGTTACATCAATAGAGTTATTATCAGGTATAGAAATAAATTTTATATCTGTTAGATTTACTCTGGGTTCAAAATTTCTTATACTTGTCTCAATCTCTGATCGAATTGGATCAGTGTAATCAGCAGTGGCGAGTTCAAACAATGAACCACTAATTCGAGATCCTAACAAGTTATTAAAAAATACCTCTCCCACCTGTATACGAACTAGATTCTGTACAGAACGTTTTATAGCATCTTCATTTTTCAGCACAAGAATATCATCCGTCACGGGATGTTTTTTGAAAGATAAGGAAATATCTTTGAATCCTTGTGAAAAAGTCTGTGCTGGCACTAGATCTTTATAATCTGGGTATATTTATCATTATTTAGAGCAAAAAAAAGACCCTCTATTGAGGGTCGTCTTCATGTCCGAGGTATCTGACCTCTATTTCGTCGGGATGTGGGAATCCTTCTTTGTAATAATCCTCTGCCAGTTCTTGTATTTTATCCTCCATTTCTTCTTCAG